CTGTAGGCAATGTTAATACAGTCGTGCCAGCTACGTTAGGCGCGTCTAATGTAATTGTTCCCGATGTGTTACCACTAATGACGACTGAACTCATTATGCTGCTCCTAATCTATTAGCGTTAGCTTCTAATTGTGCTTGATATGCTGCAATTACTTCTGCAGTATGTGTAACCTTACATATATCTTGAACTTGTTGTTCTTGTGTAGAGTAATCTTCACCTGGAGCTATGCACCATCTATGATAAGTTTTTGAAACTTGGTTGCCATCATCAGTGATAATAATAGCTTGACGAACTTGCACAGTTCCATTTTCTACTACTTCTATTCTATCTATTTTAATTTCTTTATCTAATGACATTTTGTTTTCCTTTGTATATACGCTAGTCCAAAGTAGATAATTAAGCCTGTGCAATATAACAACCAGCAAATTGCATTTCAGTTGAATTTTGCAAGAAATTACCATTAACAGTTGAACTAGCAGAAGCCGCAGTCCTATAAGTTGCATATAAGTCAGCACCAGAAGTTCGTAATGCCATCCAAACAATACTTGCAGACAAGCTATCTGACTTATCAACGGGAATTGTGTATTCATCGCCTGAACTACCTATTTGTCCCGCAGCAAACGGAAGTCCTTTGATATTATTTGTTGCACCAGTACCAATAGTATTTATTTTTAAATTTCCTTTTATAAAAACTAATTTACCTATTTTTACATAAGAGCCAACCTGTGTAGTATAAGTAGCAGTTCCACCGACATTAGGTGTCCAAGTACCTTCTTCATAATCATCTAAAGTATTAGCATCACTAGATGCTGATTGTGTTGCTGGGAATGTAATACCAATGCCACTTGAAGGAACTCCTGTTCCTAAACCAATACCAAAAGCATTAATGGTTGCTACGTTAGCACCACCACTTTGTAAATTAAGAATACCAGTGTTATCAGCTGTGGTGATGACACCACCAGCGCCACTTGTACTTGCATTTATACTTGATGCCATATTATATCCTTTATAAAACAACCCAACGAGCACCACTTGGTACAGTGATAACTACGCCAGAATTAATTGTTAATGGTCCAGTGCTCATTGCATTTTTACCACTTGATATTGTATAACTTGTTGTAACTGTTTGGTCATTTTCAACAAATACTTGATCTCCACCACCGCCAGTTGCACCACCACCAATAGAACCCCATGTTGTGGTATATCCTTCAAATCCACCTGTTGTGGAATTATATCGAATCATACCAGCATTTGGTGATCCTGGTTGTTGTCCAGTTGTACCACTTGGTAAAGTAATAGCACCTGTGCTACTAAATGTTGTATTGTTTGAAATCGTAGTAATGCTTGCTACATTAGCTGTCACATTACCTGTAAATGTAGATGTTCCTGTAACTGCTAAGTTTCCACTTAGTGTTAAGTTAGTGATGATTTCAGCACCACCACTAGGATCATTCATAATTTGGAAAGCTGTACCATCATATTGAACATCCACAATAGCGTTAGCTACAATGGTGTTTGCAACAAGAGCAGAGCCATCACTTAGTTTTAAAGCACCAGAGCCAATAGAAACACTATCAACCTGTACATTTAAAGTTGAAGCGCCTGTGTTTGTATTTGCTGCTTTAAATTGTAATCTTAATCCACCAGTTAAAGAGGAAGTTACAATGTTTGAAGGGTAGTTTGCTATGTAAGCATTGACAGCACCAGTGTCAAGGACATAGTTTGAATAGGTAGCTAAATCGTTAGTTGCGTTAGCTAAAGCATTAAAGTCTTGATCCAAATATGAAAGTGGAATAGCACTTGTGCTTGTCGCAAAGGTATTTGGTATCGATATTGGTTTTGCCATATTATTAGAACCTTGCTCTTAATTCATGTTCATATTCAAATCCATTTATGGTGTATCCAGGTGAACTTGAGGTCACGGTCATGCCAAGATACTTACCATATTGTTGTGCATCAGTCTTGTATAGATTATACCCAACTGTACCCCATTGTACTATATTGCTTGAATTATTCAACCATGAAATCGTTGAATTTGAATTATTTACCCAAGTTACAAACGAGGAAAGTGTATAAGCTGGACTTGATCTATTTTCATTATCCACAGTCATGTTAAAGATAAATGGATAATTGTTAGAAGCAGTAGCCTCAATGCCCACTTTTAGTGCTTGTTTATCTCTAATTGGATCACCCATAGGATGTAAGGCAGTAGAAGCTGTGGTTGCAATAGAAGCTGTTAAGTTAGAGTAAAGCTTATAAAGATCAGTTCCTGTGCTTCCATAAATCAAAGCTTGACCATCTTTAGGGGTAGCTGTAACGTGCCTTAGTGCTCCTTGAGAAGTCATAAACCATTTCTTTTCAAAGAACACAGCTTGCATAAATCTTCCAGAAACACTATCCCCTGTATATTTAAAGTTAAAGGCAGCACAAAGAGCATTTTGTAAAAGCACTTGTCCACCTGTCACAGGAGAGTTGTAATCAATAAACTCTACAATGCCATCAATAGCATCAGATAGTTTTGTGGTTGTCGAACCAACTAGGGCATAAACACCATAGTTATTCATGAATAAAACTGATCTAAAGAATGGGTATATGGCATAAGGCAACTGAGTACCAATAGATGCCGATACGTTGGTGTTAGTAAATAGGGTAGTTCCAGCTGTAGTCACCCTCACATCTGAGAATACATTGATAGAATCTTCACCAAAGATGTATAAGAAGTTGTTAGCTGAGAGTAAATTAACAATATTACTTCTTAAAGTAGCATCAGTGAGTGAAACTGTACCAGCAGATACGCTAGTAAAGTCAGAATATGAGCCTGCAGCACTGTAATAGACATTGCGACCAGAGGCAATCCATACACGACCACTAAAAGATTGAATACCTGTGTTGTCACTAGTGTTGATAATAGCTTTAGCAGTAGCATTTGAGCCTCCTCCACCAGTGATAGTCACTGTAATATTAGAAGCATTGGTATAACCAGTGCCAGGATTAGTCATTACAGCTTGAATGACTTGACCACCTGAGATAATACCTGTGGCTGTAGCATTAGAACCACCACCACCTGAGATTGATACACTTAAGTTAGATGCGTTTGTGTAACCTGTACCACCTGCTGTGATTAAAACTGAAACTGTACCTGTTTTAAATGTAACTAAACTAGCCACTGCATTAGCACCAGAACCACCTCCTCCTGTAAATGTCACAGTAGGAGGACTTGTATAACCAGAACCTGCTTCAGTTAAAATAACTGAATTGATTGTACCTGTGGCTACAGTTGCATTAGCTGTAGCACTAGCACCACCACCTCCTGTAATAGTGACTGTAGGGTTAGATGTGTAACCAGAACCAGAATTAGTGACTGTAATTAAAACAACAGTATTAGCTAACGTAGTAGCAACAGCTGTAGCTTGAGTGCCTCCTGGTAAGTTAGGTGCACCAATAGCTACATCTGGAACTGAAGTATAACCAGAACCTACATTGGTTACTAATATAGATTTAACACCACCAGAACCTTGAGTAATAGTACAAAGAGCAGTTGCTTGAACACCATTAGCATCATTAGGTGCACTAAGAGTAACAGCAGGCGCTTCTGTATATCCTGCACCACCAGAGACTAAACCAATAAAACCTACTGAACCTACACTTACTAAGTTAGTGCCATTCCAAGTATAGTAGCCTTTTGATGGGTCTAAAATTAAAGCACGTTCATCTTTCCATTGAGATACTCTCATACCACTATTAGAGAATGTGCCAGTAACAGCTACATTACCTTTTGTATTATTAGATAAATCTACATACTCACAGCGACCATCATCTTCAAAAGCTAAAACATAATCTTTATTATTAATATTAACTGTAAAGAGTTGACTTACATCATCACCAAAAGTAACACTTTGACTATCTGGTGCTGGTAGTGCTCTTAATGTGCCATATCCCAATGGCATGAGATTCTCAAGCCATGAGAACTCTGCATCGTCAATTGCAGTACGATTGTTTTTAGTGTTGATACCCTTGAACTGTTTAGTAACAAGGTACGACTTTTTCTGTTCAACTGCTGCCATAGTTTATAAAGTCGTGTAAGGGTCAGGGATTCGTCTAGTAAATACGCTATTAAGAACTGCTTGAGCTTGTTTAATATACTCTTGTTTAAATATCTCTGCCTCACCAAATGATTGCTCTTTATACTTAGCTTTGTAAGCTGCATAGAAAGTTACTGGTGAAGTATATGGGCTATTGATAGTATCTACATCTGTAGCTGCTATTAATGGTTCAGGTAAAATAGTCGTGTCTATTTCTAACTGATAGATTTGATCTGGCACAGGAGAAATAAAGATTTGTGATTGTCCATACACAGTAAATGAAATAGGGCGACCAATATAGTTTTGCCAGAATCTTAATTCAGCGTTGAACTGTGTCCATGGCATATATCTCATGGGTACACGCGTATTTCCCCAATAGAGGTTAATATTTAAAACATCAAGTGTTTGTATGCCTTCTGGTAGAGAAGCATAAAAAATGTTTTCACAATTACCTACATAAGTTAATCCAGCTGTACCATTTAAGAATTGTGTACTAGGAGGATAGTTAGAACCAGAAGCAGGATAAGCAGGGGGATCATCGCCTGTTGTACCAGCTTGGGTAACTTGATAAATGAAGATGTTAGAAAAAACAAAACTATTGAGAGTGACAGCAGTATTAGCAGCCCAAGCTGAAGGATTTGCAGGGGGTGCTCCACCAATTGTATCTGTTGTCCTTACTTTTAAAGGAGTTTGTGAAATCTGAACTGTTCTTAAACAGCCAGTGTCTCTAACTAATCTATCTCTTGCACCATTGATATAATCGGTAAGCTCAGAATCTGAATAGAAATTGCCATTTGCATCATGCAAAAGGCGTCTAACTTCCGTAATATATCCTCCAAGTGTCTGAGACATTTAAACTCCATATAACAATATATGTTATCCAGCTACTTGGATTTTTCCCTTCTCACGGTTCAAAGGCAAAACCTTATTCTCATGAGAAGGTGATTCATCCACCACTGGGGATAACGAGTGGTTGTGTTTTGGCGGCTTGTCTGAAATAACAAATTTTTCTAGTTTTTTTAAACCATTCTCAATGTCATTTCTTGTTTGAATGAAACCAAGCCTTACCATATATTCTTCTTTGTTTGAATCTAAATAACCAAATATGTGACGAGCAGCCTTTTCGCTAATTTCTACAGTTTTTCCTTTAGGGAACTGTATGGTCTTAAATTCGTAATCGAACTCAAGTAAATTACCAGACTGATTCGTCACATACAAGGTTGTCATTTCTATAACGTTACAACGTCACCAAAAACAGTAATATCGCAAGTGCCATTAGTCACAGCAGTATTTACTTTTAGATATAAAGCTGGAGCTGTATAAACATCTGTAGATGTTGCAGCTTTTAAGCCTAAATCTTGATAAGTAGTTGTGCTTGATACATTGGCTAAAACTACGTTATTGGAAACTGCATTTGAAGTATTCCCATCATCACTGGTAAGAATAGCTACGTTTGCAGTTGCAATAGTTGCATTTGCGTTAGCTACAGTAATTTGACGAACGATGTAAGCAGTACCAGATGTAATTGGTATAGTTGCCACAGCATTACCAGTTGCACCTACTGATGCACCTTGTACTTTGCCTAGAGCAATACCATTAAAACGATCTGGGTATAACGCACCTACATGATTCGCAATCATACCGTCTCCTTAAGCGTAAGTTTCATCAACGGCTTGTCCACCGTTGGTTGCTAATAATGTTACTGATGTGTTTGCTGATGCTGCCACCGCAAATACATTTTGACCGTCAGAAATAATGACGCCACCAGTGTTGTTAGCTAAAAGCGTAGCAGCACTTGTGCCATTATTTGCTGTTACAGTTACGTTAGCTGTTGGGTACATTAAGTACACGCCAGCTGGAATAACTGTACCAGGTGTTGTCACGGCTGTAACAGTTGTTGTTTGAAAATAGGCACCCGCAGTGTTAGTGTTAGTACCTGTAACTAAAATCTTATTGGTTGCTAATGACATAACTTATTCTCCTTAAATTGTTAATGAGTTATATCCAGTAACCTTAGTCATGGATTTTGGTTTAGTGTTGACTAACTCAGCGATTGTAAGAACAGCGCCTACATAACCGATTTGCCAGTTTGGTAATGTTGATTCAAAACCTGTGAACACAAATGAACCTTGGTCATGGATATACAATGAGAGGTAATTTGTATTTAGGAAATAAACCGTACCTTCTGGACAGTATGGGTCTGGATAAATTGGTACACCAGCAACCATCAATGCACGGAACGCAGCTTGAGGACCGTTAGCGTCACCATCAAAGCCTGAGCCTGGAGTGATAACGTATTGCTCTTGACCTACATAGTCTTGAGCTAACAATGTCCAAGTACCAAATCCGCACACACCAAAGCTAGGCACTTCAGCAGAGTTTTTAACTGTGCCAGAAATGTATTGCAAGATGTTTTGACGAGTTGGGTTTACACCACCTGCTGCATATTGTTTTGATTGCCACCAAGTGTATGTAGAACGATCAATGTTGCCGTATGTTCCACTTGATGAAACTGCTGCAGGTAAACCTGTAAATTGTTGTGTGTTTGATGTGTTGTTGTACAAGCTTGTTGCCATAGCATCCATCATTACGTTGGTTGCATCATTCATTCTAGCTTCAATCAAAGGAATGACTGCGGCATCTTGTTGAACTGCACCTTCCATACCGAGGAATGGAACTGGAGCAATCATCAACTTAAGGTTGAACTCAGCATTGTATGCGCCTTGTTGAACAGAAGGTTGATTGAATGAGCCAGAATAGTCTGACCATTGTGCGTTCACAAATTGTGAGCCTTGTACAGGCACGGTTACTGAAGAAACACCACCAGAGGCTTGTTGACTGTTTGCAATCAACGCTGCCATCAATGGAGTGCTGTTATAAAGTTGTACGACTAGCTTCGGGATAAACGCTCTACGAGTGACGTAAGTCAACTCCGTTAATTGTGTTGAACCTGAAGCCGGAAGAATACCACCACCTATAGCCATAGTTTATCTCCGTATTTAATAAAATTAATCCCCGTTACTATTAAAGACCAATGGGTTTAGGAGTTTTCCTAAGCTCATTGAGTGCTTTAAACGCTTCATCCCTTGCCGCTGCCACAGGATTTTTCTGATATTTAGAAAGATCAAACTTGGACAATGTGCTAGGATTATAGCTAGTGCCTGGAGTTGGAGCTGCGGATTGCTGCATCCATTTCCAGTATTCTGCTGCGGTCTCGTGATTAGGAATGTTTTTTTCCAACATTACTTTTTCAATTTGCTCAATATCACCTTCGTCTTTAGCTAAACCTTTTTTGAAAAGCGCTTGACGACTTTCATTAAGCTTATCTCTTGCATCACGCTCACGCATTTTGTTCTCTAAACCTTCTACTCTTTCATAAGCTTTTGATACGGCATTTGTTGTCGCATCTTCAATCTCTAATTCAGGGATTGGTAAATCTGGTTTAGCTTTTTTAGTTAAGCGTAAGAAGTCCTTTCTTGTTTCTGGATTCTCTGCTAACTGTTTAGCTAAAGCAGCTAACTCAAGCGTTTGTTCATTTGACATATCTTCTAAGCTCATAACTATCCCCTTTTAAATTAAATTACTTTTTTACCGTCTGCTGGTTTTTGTACATTCATGCGGTTTTTAGGACCAGCCTTAGCTGCGCCATCTAAACCACCCATTTCAGCGAAACGTGGTGTATTAACAATTTGACCGTTTTGTTGTGTGTTATCAGTTGGGCGTCTTGGTGCACCAGCTGCTCTTGGTTTAAATAAATCCATTTATTGCTCCTTAGTTGTCATTGGTTAAACAGGTCCAGGTGATGGTGGTAATCCTTGCGGACCTCCTCCCATACCAGGAATTTGTGGCGCTTGTGCCAATGCTTTACTTTCAGGCGTTGCGCCCCCAGCCTGAGGTAAAGCTTGTAGCATCTGTAAAATTTCAGATTGCTGCAATTCTTTAACGCTATTTTTTCTTTCGCCAACTACAGCTGTAAGTGCTTTAAGCGCAGACAAAATCTTTTGTCCCTCTTGTGTGTCACTGCCAACTGCTGCGATGGATTGTTCGATTAAGTCCATAGCCATACCAATATTAATTAAAGCTGCTTCGCGGCTTCCCATTTTTGGTTCTGGAGTGGACATAGGTGCTGCCATAGGAGGAGTTTCATCCCCTGACATTTGAGTATCTACAGGCTCTGCTTCGTTTTTAGCAGGCATAGGAGTAGTCGATGCTGGGTTTTCCATCATCTTAAGTAATTCTGCTGAGGGTTCTGCCATTTTTTTTCCTAAATTTATATTGCTAGATATAAACAATTTTTAAAACATTGTCAATATCTATGCAACTTATTTACACATTTTACGGCTTTTACGACCTTTGCGTGCCATTTTAAGTCCTTTCATAACGAAGGCGACCACTTTTTTAGAGAGCAGCCATACTCTTTTTTTAATACCCACGGTTTCCAGATCGTGTAGGACTACGGTCTGTCATGCGGTTATTATAACTTTTCATACCTTGTACGCGGTATTGTAAACTTGCAGGTTGATCTTGTCTATTCAATTCTGAAGTTGAATAGCGTGGTTGATCTGCTGCTGGTGTTGTTATTCCTTGTTGAGCCATTATAGTTCCTCCATATCTGCTGCTGGTGGAGCTGGACTTGGTGATGGTTCTTTAGGAGCCATAGCCATCATCTCAGCTTGCTTCTCTTCATTTGCTTTCAATTTCTCTTTGAGCAATTGTTTCATTGGAGGTTCAAGTAAATCAATGAGACCCTCACGATCAATAGCTTGCGCCTTAAATAGATTAAATGCAAGCTGTCTTAAATCTTCTGTGAAGATTGGTGAGTTACTATGTGCATCTACTTTCACCACAAAATCTTCTGTAAATTGTGAAGCAATAAATGGTAAACCGTCAACATCTTTAAAGTGCGTATCATCATACACACGCATCATTTTTAAATAAAGTGTGGCTACTTTTTCTAGTGCATCTTCTACAATGATGGCACGTTTCTTAGCACGAGATGAGCCTAAGCGTGCAAGTTGTGAAGCATGACCTGCAGAACGAACACCTTGTTCACCACGACCAGACAACACAGATGAGATACCTGAAGCTTCTGCAAACATGGCATCAACTTCATGGATCACTTCAAATAATTGTTGTGGCATAGTAGGAGCTACACGCTCTACTTTAGCATTAGGTAAGTCAGATGCTAGTAATCCACCTGCACGATTCAATGCAAAATTCTTTTCATCTAAGATGCCAGAGAAACCAATCAATGCTGTTGGAGGATTCACTTGTTTAGATAACAAGTCTAAAATTTCTGTCATACGTTTATTTCTTAATTGTTGTAAGAAAACTAAACGTTGTACTTCTGATTGACCCCAATAGTAATCGTATTGTGGGTTAGGACAAATTTGTATGAAAGGACATTCGCCTTTTAAGAATACAGTCTCACCTGGTCTGTCATAGATGACGACATCAGGATCAGCGATGGTGACCACTTGATAGTCTTGTGTGTCATCATTCCACACCCAAAGCTCATTCATCTCCACTGTATCTTCAGCTACACGCGCTTTATAACGAGTGTAACCAGACAAATCTAAATTGACGTTACCATACATGGTTGGATTGGACTGTGACATCACAATTCGATCTAAACCTTCTGGCACTTCTA